ACGTAAGTCCTGAATATCTACAAAATGTAAGCGAAGATTTAATCAAAAGTTATACGGATATTGAAACTGAATTATTAGTTAATATATCAAAGAAACTAAAAAAAGGTAATAAGTTATTAAAAACAATCGAAACAACTGGAAATGATATACTAATAGTTGATTGGCAATTAGAAAGATTATCCGATTTGAATGGATTAACAAAAGAAAATGCTAAAATAATTGCTAAAAATGTAGGATTCACAATAGATGAGGTAAATGACATCTTTCAGACCGCCTCTATGACTTTAGTAGATGAAACAACACTAAAACAGGGTGCGGTCGCTGGGGTCTTAAATCAAGCAATACCGATTGATAAGAGTTTGATGGTAAGAAATACATTACAGACTGCTATTGATTCGACATTAACAACATTTAACACAATGAGTAACACAATGTTAAATCAAAGCGGTGTTATTTATAGAGATATTATTAATAGTGTAAGTGCCGAAGTATTAGCGGGTACAAGGACACCATTTCAAGCAATGGGAAATGCAATAAGACAATGGAATGAAAAGGGAGTACCAAGTTTTATAGCTCGTAATGGGGCTGAATGGTCTACTGAAGCCTATGCTAGTTTAGTAATTAGGTCAGATGTAAGAAACACAGTAAATGATGTAGAAGAACAACGATTTAGAGAATATGGTAGCGACTATGTTGAATTAAATGCTTATAGTGGTGCAAGACCAAAATGTGCATTGGATCAAGGTAAAATATATTCATTAAGTGGTAATACACAAACAATTACAGATATCAATCGCAGAAGAATAACTCCACAAGATTGGGGTAGTACATCATTTGGACAAATAGATGGAATACTAGGAGTTAATTGTGGACATCAAAGATTTGCATTTGTACCAACAATAAGTGCATTTGATAAAAAGAAAATAGATAAAAAAGAAAGTTCAAAAGAGTATATAGAGAAACAGAAACAGAGATACATTGAAAGAAACATTAGAGCCTCTAAAAGAGAAGTTGTGATGATGCAAACAGCCGATATTAACAAAAGTGATATAATAAAGGCAAAGAAGAAAACAGCTAGTTGGCAAAATGAGATGAGAACATTCATAAATAAGACTGGAAGAACGAGAAGATACCAAAGAGAACAAATATTTTAGTAATACGGCTTGATTAGTTGTGCCATTAAACAATTAAGAGAAACGCTAATCGGAAGCGTATATAAATACCGAGTAAAGTCTAATCTAAAGACTTCAAAAAGAAGGAGAAAGCATGGCAGAAGAAACAAAAGTAGAAACTCAAACTACTACAGAACCAAAAATCGAGGAAAAGATGATTCCACAGAGCGAAGTTAACTCGTTAGCTGGTAACAGTCGTGAAGAAGGAAGAAAATCAGTTTTAAAAGAATTAGGTATTGAGAATATTGAAGATACAAAAAAATCTTTAAATGACTTTAAAAAGTTTCAAGACTCTCAAAAAACCGAATTACAAAAAGCACAAGATGACAATACAATCTTAATCAATGAAAACAAAGTATTGAGAGCTAACAAAAAACAAGGCGAATTAAAAGATACAGTAGGTGATGTTTTAAAAGATATGGAAATTGAAGCTTCATATTCAAAAACAATCGTAAAACTAATAGATACCGACGATATGTACAGCGAAAATGAAATAGATATGAAAAAATTAAAAGAAACTATCACCAAAGTAATCGAAACAGATTTACCAATTCTTGTTAATAACACCAATAAGAAAATAGGAGTCGAAAAAAAAGACTTAAAACAAAAAACATCGAGTAAGAGTTATATTGATAATAAATATAAAAACAATCCTTACTACAAAAGATAAGAGAGGAATTAAAAAATTATGTCAGTAATTTATAACACACAATTTGTTGATGAAAAATATGTCGACATTATAGAACCAAACTTGTATTATGATAGTGTTCTTCAACCGGGAGTAACATTTACAGAAAAATACACAACAGGACCTGCAGGGGGAATCTTCATACACAAACTAGGAAGTGGTGGAATTATAACTCCAACTACTCCAGCTGGGGACTTCACCGACGTAGTAACTGCTGATGCTCTAATTCCAGTTGTATTCAACAACACATTTAGAAAATCAGAAATAATCTATGGGGTAACAGCACAAAATGTTGCTTACAACAAAGCAGAAGAAGAATTAGCACGATTAGTTGCTGAAGTATCTGAATCTTGGCAAGTATCAGGGTTAGCTTCTTTAACAATCGAATCTAGTGATTTTGGTGATACAACTACAGTATCAGATTCTACAATTAAAAATATGTGGATTAAAATCAGAAAAACAATTAAACAAAACAAAGCAAATGCAGATTTTGGTATTGTATCAACTGCAGTATATGAAAGTTATTTACAATTTGTAGGAGATGACTTTACTCCATTACGAAATGACCAAATTCAAACTAATGGTCGTGGTGGATTATTCTATGGTATGCCAATTATCGAAGCAAACGCTTTAGGTGAATCAGCTGCTAAATATTATGATTACACAGGAACTCTACGAACTATCGACCTTACAAAAGTTGATATTATCATGGGTGACCACGAAGCATTTTCAGCATTAAACAACTTTGAATTAATGAGAGTTATAGATAGCGAACGTAGATCAGGTGCATTAGCACAAGTTGAAATGAACGCTGCTTATAGAGTAACTAATTCAGACAGAATCATCGTTAAATACAACGGCGTACCAACAGCTTAATCGAAAGGAGCGATAATCTATGGCAATAATTAGAAGCCAATACATAACGGCAGTAGAATTACAAGAAATATTAAATGATGATGGAACATTATATCCTGTTGATGATACTACTACATTAAAGATAAATGAATCATCTGAATTAATAAAAGCACACGCTTATCAATGGATAAGGATTTCCGAAGATGATTATACTACCGATACTGCTCCCAACGATTTAAAATTAGCCACAGCATATCAAGTAAAATATAACGACGATAACGCCGAAATTGATACTGGATATATTGGTGGCGAAAGTTTTACTATTGGAAAATATACTGAAAGTGGTGAATCGAAAAGTTCATCACAAGAGTTTAAAAAGATTGCACCTAAAACACAAAGATATCTAATACAAGGCAATTTATTGTCAAGAAAGATATAAAGAGGTGGTAATATGGCTAAACCTATAAAGAAGAAAGTATTAATACACAACGCAACTCTTTTCAATAGACAAAACGATACTACATGGAAAAAAGAGAATAGTGCTGGAATAACATTATCAAATGTGTTATTTCAAACAATAAACACTAATATCGAATTTGCAAAAGGTAATGAAGTAGTGAAAGCTAATACAATAATGTTTTATGACTTTGTTAATTCTAGTAATAGTTTAAATAAAGATCCTTTAGATTTATTCGTTGAGGGTGATATAATCGAGTTTGATGGTGGTATACATCACATACTTAAAATCGAGAATACACCAGAACTTAAAAATCATCATTTGGAGTTGATTTTAGAATGATAACTGAATTAATAGATTATTTAATAACAACAATATTAGCGATAACAGGTGTGGATTATGCAGATAGTCCTAACCTGCCTATTTCATTATTAAAAGATAAGAAAGAAAAAGCCGTTGCTGTAAGAGTATTGAGCAACGAAAAAAGTTATAGTTTAAATTGTGGAAAAGAAGATACAACTGTATTTTTAAACTTAATAGTACGTGGAACTGAACAAGGATTTGAAGGTAGTGAAATTGCCGACTTGATAACTAATACACTTGATTACACAAGCAATATTAATACTTCGAATTACAATATAGTTTCAATTCTATGCGAAGAACCAATTTATGCTTTTACTGAAAATAAAATAATACATTACTCAATAAATTGCCAAGTAATAATTGGCAAACAATAATAAAAAGGAGTGGTTAGATGGCATTTAAAACAGGTAAAGCTTTCAAATTTGAAATTGATATAGACCAATTAATTGATACACCATTAGGGACACCTGAGTGGGAAGATATGTGTTCAAATAATGTTGATAGTTCTTTCAATGAAACTATTGATACATTCTTTCGTTTATGTGATGAAGGATATGCTCAAAATGTTTTAACAGGAATTGACTTACAGTTTGATTTAACTGTTAAGGGTGAAAGTACAAATACAGCATTAAATTCTATTTTGGGGATACGTTATGATATTGATAAAAGAAATGAAAACGTCTTTATTAGAATAACTGATAACTTTACAAGTGAAATAATTACAATTACAGGAGTGTTTACTGCAATAACTGATCCAAGAGAAATCGGAACAGCAATTGAATTTGCATTAACATTCAAATCAAAAGGGAAACCAACAATTTCAGCATAGGGTTTATCTCTATGTTGATTTTTGATTATGAAACTTAAAAAGGGAACACATTTAATTAATGTTTTACCCAACCTTGTAAAGTACTATTTAGATAAAGGATATGAAAAATATGATAATATTCCAAAACACAAGACAGCTACGAAATCACCAAAAACAAGTGTTAACAAAAACCGAAAAAGAAGCAAGAAGAATAATAGCTGAAGAATTTATTAAAGATAGTACCGAGTTCATACCAAAGAGAGAAGGAAAACTTCGACTTTCACAACGACTTGCTTCAGATACTAAAAAAGGAATTGTAGCAACTGAAGGACCACAGGCAAGAAAGTTATTCTTTGGTAATGAAAATTGGAATTGGACTACAATGGGAACTGGTCCTATGTGGTATGAGAAATCAAAGAAAAAGCACAAAAAGAAATATAAAAAGATGTTCATTAAATTGTTCAATATAAATAAAAAGAGGAGAATATAATATGATAGTTATTGATGAAAAAGATTTTATATTTGAAGAAGATGTTATTTTAAATAAGAAAGACGGAACAAAGATTACAGCAAAGATAAGAATAACTACAGAAGATATTCTTACACTTCGTGATGTAGTTAATCAAAAGGTAACTCTTGAAGATAAAGAATTATATGAACTTATCTTTAAAAAAGAATATAAAAGATTGGAAAAAGAAATTGGAGATTACTATTTAGAATCATTCGCACTTCAAATTTCAAAAGGTGCAATGGCACAAGCGGGTTTGGACATGTTGGGGAAACAAGATTAAATAACTTTTCATTGTCTGATGATTTTAACGAATTAAATCAATGTAAATTTAATGGAAAAGTATATGAAATGGATTTAACAGTAAAAAATGTATATTCTATACTTAAAATTAAAAAAGATTTATATATGACAGAAGAAAGAAAATATTTAATGATACTTGATATACTTGATTTACCAAAAGATATACCTCTAAATAAAGTTTTAGATTATATTTTCGAATCAAGATTTGTTTCACCCAAAAATGAAAATGGTAATAAGACATTTGATTTTATAAGAGATTATGATATTATATGGGCTTTATTGAAAGAAAAAGGAACAGATTTGAATAAAGAAATGATTAGTTGGTGGGAATTTTCCTCAATGTTAGAGGTTTTGTTCTTGAGTGATAATGCTTTAACTAAAAGAATTGGATATCGTTCATATAAAACACCAATAAAAGTAAATAAAGATAATAGAGAATTTGTTAAATCGATGAATAATCAGAAATTAAAATATTCTTTAGAACAACCGAATAATGAATTTAAAATGAAATCATTTTTTAATTCACTTAAAAGCATTGCAAAAAGAAAGTAGGTGACTAGATGGCAGCAGATGGTAAGATAACATATAAAATAGATTATGATACTAGAGATGCGGAAAGCAAAGTTAGTAATTTAGGTAAAAGTATTGCTGGATTAGCGGCTATAGGCATTGGTATTGCGATCACAAAATCAATAATTGAGGTTGGATCGGCTGCAGAATCAAGTTTTGCCAAAGTTAAAACACTTTTAATTGGAACTGATGTTGAAACCGAAAAATTATCAGCTAGTATTAGAGAGTTATCTAGTGAAAGTGGTATAGCAACTACTGAATTAAGTGAAGGATTATACCAAGCAATATCGGCAGGTGTACCTATAACAAATAATGGTGCAGAAGCTATTGAATTTTTAGAAACTAATATAAAACTAGCAAAGGGTGGTTTTACTGATTTAACGAGTGCTGTTGATGCTACCACTTCTGTTATTAATGCCTATGGTAAAGATGTTGGCGATGTCAATGATGTTGCAAATGTATTTATTAAAACACAAAATGCAGGTAAGACAACAGTTGATGAATTAGCAAGTGTAATATCAAATGTAACACCGTTAGCAAACAATTTAGGAGTTAGTTTTGAACAAGTTGGTGCTTCTTTTGCTACCGTAACTGCGGCTGGTGTAAGCACAGCACAAACAGCAACACAATTAAAGGCTTTATTTACAGAATTTAGTAAATCAGGTTCTAAAGTTAATAAAACTTTAAGAGAAATGACTGGTAAAAACTTCAAACAATTTATATCTGCTGGTGGAACAGTTGGCGAAGCACTATCAGTAATAAATGATGAAGCCAAAGCTAGTAATCTTGAATTAACTGATTTTTTTACAAGTATAGAATCAGCAAATGCTGCAGCTATTATGGCGAGCGAACAAGGTTTAAGTAAATTTAATGCTAGTCTAGAGAGTATTAACGATACAACCGACGCAGTAACGGCAGCAGCTAATATAATGGATGATACATTTGAAGCTAGAGTTGCAAAGATACAAAATGAATTATCATTAATAGGACAAGAAATATTCATTTTAGTTGAACCATTCTTAAGTTCTGCAGCAAATAAATTGATAGATTTTTTAAGAGATTTAAGAAAAGAAGGCTTTATAAAGGCAACATTACAATTAACATTGGATATTGTTGAAAAAATTGGTGGTGCAGCTGGAAAACAAGCTGTAAGAGAAAGATTAAAGACAGTAAAAGAAGAAGGTTTAGGCGAAGCAATTATCGAATCAGGGCAAGATTTACTACAATTAAGCGAACAATTTAGTCAAAGAGCAGACACATTTGGCGAAAGATTAGTTGCTAATTTAACGGGTGTCGCTGGGGTTATCACAGGTTTAGTTGGTGGTGGCATAAAAGGTATTGGTAATATATTTGGATTTGCTGATGGTGGGATTGTTACAGGACCAACTTTGGGACTAATTGGAGAAGGAACGGAAAGCGAAGTTGTAATGCCATTAAGTCAATTAGAAAACTTTGTTAATACTAATGCGGGACAAAGTTCAATAATACATAATACTATTGTTTTAAATGGTCAACAATTAGCCAATGTTCTCACACCTGAAATATCGGAGCATATCCGCTTAGTTGGGGGAAGTAACTAATGTTAGTTGCAAGGATAAATAGCATTGACTATCCCGTGCTAATTGATAATAATTTTATGGATAGTTCAAGTCAGGGAATATTGAGTTCATGTTTAATAGACTTCTCACTTGGAACAAAAGAAACTATACCAACACAGTTTTCAGAAGTACAGATTATAGACACCACAGGGGCTGAAATAACGCTGTTTAGTGGATTTGTAACAAAGGTTACCTTTCCAACAGCAAGGACTGGTAATGAGCCTTTAAACATTAAATTAAGCCTACTTAACTATAGAAGTTTCACATCATATAGAAGGATAAGTGTTGATATAAATCAAATAGCATTAAACGACGCTATTGAAACTATATTACAACCATTAATTGATGATGGTTTTACAATAGAAGAAAATGATTTACCGGGTGATGCAATTACAATTACATTCGATAATGAAACGATTGAAAAAACAATTAATGAATTGATGAGGCAATTTAACTTTTCACTTTGGATAGATAAAGATAAAAAGATATTTATTAAAGATATAGATAAATTAAAGAATCAAGAAAATAGTGTGGTTATCGACGATAATAATTTGAATGATTTAGCTGTTGGCTTTGAAATAACACCAACCTTTAATGCTGTTGATTATTCTAATATAGTTATATTAAAAAATATTAAAAGTATTGAGTTAACAACTTTAATACCAACTGGAACAGTATTAAGCGATGGCGAAACATATAACTTTGCATTTCCTATTTCAATTAATCAAAATGTTGCTAGTAGAGCTGAATTAGAAATTGGTGGTTTTGCTGATTGTTTCATATTACAAACAACTGATGCAACTGATTTCTTTTATCAAATACAATATGGTGCTGGACCCGATCCAATATTAATTATTACAAGTAATATAGGATTTGCAGGTGTAGATGATGCTGATTCAGGGAAAATAATATTATTCAATGTAAATGCTAATGATCCAACTGTTATTACAGGATTTAGATATAATAGTAGCACAAGTAGAACTGTTGCAAGTGGCTTTTTAACTATCG